AAATAATGGAACTTAGCGAAAACACCCTTTCGGTTCTTCGGAACTTTTCTTCAATCAATCAGAACATTATGTTCCGTGAAGGTAATACTTTGAAAACTATTTCAGAGGCACGGAATGTTCTGGCATCAGCAACACTAGATGTAGAAATGCCAAAAGACTTTGGTATCTATGATCTCAATGAATTTATTGGAGTACTTGGCTTAGTCGATACTCCACGCCTCAAATTTGAAGACGAGTATGTCACTGTCGGTGACTCAACTGGTCGTTCAAAAGTCAAATATTTCTTCTCGCCAGAAGAAACTTTGACGACTCCACAAAAAGATATTAAAATGCCTGAAGCAGAGGTTAAGTTTACACTTGACAATGATACTCTCAATCGCTTAAAGAAAGCTGCTTCTGCACTAGGGCATGGTGAAGTTTCCATTACTGGCAAAGATGGAGTACTTAGTCTTTCTGTGGTTGAAAGCCAAAACTCAACCTCAAATCAATATTCGATCGATATTGATGGCGATTTTGGTAATGCTACGTTCAACTTTATCCTAAGCATCGCGAATCTTAAGATTCTACCCGGTGATTACGATGTAAGTATTTCAAATAAGCTTATTTCAAACTTCTCGCATAAAGAGTATAATCTAGATTACTGGATTGCACTTGAGAAAACTTCAAATTATAACTAAGGAGTATAAATATGTCTGATCAGACAGAACAGCTAGTAGAACTAGCTAACCGTATTGCTCGATCTACGATCGCAGTAGTTGATGCTGTTACCCAACGTGGTGGATTCAAGGGTGAAGAACTCTCTACGATTGGTCAACTCCGTGACCAGTGTATCCAAGCAGTATCACTTGTTGAGTCAATGCAGCAAGAAGATGCTGTAAACGTTGAAGACGACGAGTAATATTGGGGGCTTCGGCCCCCTTCCCCTTCAGATTGAGAGATTATATAATGCAAGAATTTTTATGGGTCGAGAAGTACCGGCCACAAACTATTTCTGAATGTATCTTACCAGATACTATGAAAAACACCTTTCAAAAAATCGTCGATGGTGGCGAATTACCTAATATGTTATTGAGTGGAACTGCTGGTCTTGGTAAGACTACAGTTGCAAAGGCTCTATGTAATGAGCTTGATCTTGATTGGATTATTATCAACGCATCTGAATCTGGTAATATTGATACATTACGTACAAAAATCAAACAGTTTGCTTCTACAGTTTCTTTACAAGGCGGATATAAAGTTGTTATCCTTGATGAGGCTGACTATCTCAACGCACAATCAACTCAACCAGCTTTACGTGGATTCATTGAAGAATTTGCCAATAACTGTCGATTCATTTTAACATGTAATTTTAAAAATCGGATCATCGAACCGTTGCATTCTCGATGTGGTGTATACGAGTTCAACACCACTAAAAAAGATCTCGCAGGACTTGCGGCACAATTTATGAAACGTGCAACCTCTATCTTAGAGGAAGAAGGCGTTAGCTATGATCAAATGGCAGTGGCTGACTTAATTATGAAACATGCTCCGGACTGGAGGAGGATTCTAAATGAACTTCAGCGACATTCTATGGTGGGGACTATTGGGGATAGCAGCAATAATATCTCTAGCTCCTATAGCGACCTTATTGATCACTTAAAAGCACAAGACTTTAAAAAGATGCGCTCATGGGTAGCGCAAAATGTTGATGCCGATGCGACGGCTATCTTTCGTGCGGTCTATGATCGTATGAACGAAAAGGTCAGGCCCGAGTCAATCCCTCAGCTCGTCCTGATCCTCGCAGATTATCAATACAAGAATGCATTTGTGGCAGATCATGAATTAAATATCGTGGCATGCATGACGGAAATCATTGCAAATGTGGAGTTTGTATGAGCCCGTTTGAGTATTTAAACGCTATCAATTATAGTAAGAAAGATATTATGGTTGATGATATAACAGAAAAAGAATACAATGCATTCATGGTAAATCGTAGCTTATCTTATTTTCCGGATACGGTATTTGCTGCAAATGAGATGAATATT